GAATTATGTCATCAGGTAGGTCCACATAAAAGGCTTCCAACGCGTCGAGGCTCAGGGAGTGTTGAACCATAAGTTCACCTGTAAAAGTATTCCCGTTTTTCAATTCTTCTATCCAATCAAGTTTTGTTAACTCTTCTAATCTGTTTGCAAACCTGTAATCGTTAGGATTACGAACACCGAAAGCATCAGAGCGCCATGCAAACCAATCAGTTCTCCTTAGGATTGGTTTTGGTTGAAATACCATGGTTCCAGGATCTGGAGAAGTCCTTTTTTTGTAAAGGGGCGTAAGGAAGACATAATCCGCTCCACCTGTTCCGATATCACTCTGCGATGAAATGCCTCTACGATTTATACCTTTCAACCCTCTTGAGGTTGTCGAATAAAGGTTCCCACCAAGAATCAGATCTACTATTCCCTCAACTGTTTCTAGTGATCCTATTGTGTGTTGAAAGTTCACTACTTTAGTTTCGCTCATAATCTTCTCGACAACATTATCAGGTAAAAAAAACTTCATATTGCCTAGATCATCTAGTTCAACACCTACATCGTCTAAAGTTATGCCATATTTTTTTAAGATGTTGTTGGCTAGTTCTTGTTGTGTCTTCATTTCTGCTGCGGAGCCGGCCTTGTATTTTAGAGTTGTATCGGGTTCGAACAAGGCTACGATCCGATTCGCCTTGAGGTTTAAGATGTCTTCAGCCGTTGGCACTCTATTGGCTTTCACTCCCACGCTACGCATAGCCGCTTCAACTTGTTGTTGCGTTGCTTTGCCGGGAATCATTACACGGACGAGTCCATCGAATGCGAATAGATTGTCTTGATCTTTAATGACCCTTACCGCGGTTCCGTCTGGAAAGTAACGTGTGAATGTTCCGTTACTTGATCCTGTTCTGTAAACACTACTTACAACGAATTCACTTCCTACGTTACTAAATCCAGCCGACTCTTCCTGAACTTTAGTTTTTTCTGCCTTCGCGAACTTTACTTCTTCAGTTTTATTATTTTTCTTATCGATAATTACAACTCCCTTGCTCACTTCCCATTTTGTTTTATCGCCCTCTCTCTTAATCTGATCGAACAGGTTTTTCTGAGCCACTGGAGTTAATTTGAAAGTTAGTTCGGTATGTGGACTCCCATTGAACTTAACTGGGCGAACAGTAACGTTTAAGTTTTCAATGTCGCCAGCATCGTATTGAAATGCTGATTGTCTTCTTGCTCCCGAAGTGTTTGCAGCCGCTACCGCGTCTTCAATTGAAATCATTGCAGGTGTGCCGACTGCTGGTTGTATTGCAGTTAGCGTCGGGATTGCTATTGTCAATGGATCAAACTGTGGAGTAATTGGTGGCATAAAGTTTTGAGCGAGTGCCGAATCTGGCTCTAGCAACGAAATAGCACAACGGCACATTGGGTGTGCGGGTGGCATGAAGATGCCATTCGGATAAGACTCATCCCATTTGACGCTCATCCCATTCATCGGGCGACAAATAATACAAGTGCGTTCATCTGTCGAAGTACTCCAACGTTTTACACTTTTTGGATCTGCATAACCTTGTTCGACGGCCTGTTGCCATCCTAGGTATTGGCCATTGTTTTCTGCCATGCTGATTTCTGTCCTTGCTATCATTTCAGCACGTTGTTTAATCATTCGGTCATACTGCCTTGTTGACATTTTGTCGAACGCTTCATTAAAAGCCCTGCCGGTAAGTCCTTGTTCGCGTAAATTGTTTCCAAGCGTTTCTGTGAACTTCATATAGGATTCGAATTGTCTGTTATTTAATCCAATTACATTACGCAAAGTTTTAGCCGTGTCATAAACAGTAATGTTTTTTGTAAACGCATCGGAAACTACTTGTCGAATTATGTCTTTCGTTTCGTCAGTTACTGCTGTTACTAATCTTGCCGATTGGGTTTTAGCCCATTCAGTTGCTCTTGGATCGGTAACGTCAAACCGCATACCGGTGAAAATATTTGTTGGCGCTGGTTGTACTTTGCCGATATTTTCTAACAGAGTACTAGAAAATACTTCTTGGCTTAGTTCTAAAGTCGCTGTAGTTTCGTCCCAAGGGAAGGAGTCAACGACACGTTGTATGTTCCGACTATTAAGCGATTGGGTTACTAACTCGCTTCCTGCTGCTGGCCGTAAATCGGCGAAAGCAGTTTCTACAATGTTTTGTACTTGTCGTTGGTTAGGAGTCAAGTTTGGTGGCTGAACTGGAGGGTTGATCCTCCGTCTAGCCTTACTAACAACGAGCATTACAGCACCGTATTTGTCGTGTCAGCAGGAGGCAACGAAGCCTGTTCTCTGAGGTAAGCCTCCAGTTTTTCATCCGGCATTAGCACGCCAGCGGCGGTAAGTTTCTGTACATAATCTGCTATCTCTGTTAGATCCACGCTTGATACCTGTCCGTAAGATAAATAAGGGGTAAGTTCTGTCGTGAAATTATTTAGTTTCATCAGCCTTGGGATTGCGAATTGGTTTATCACCTCGGCAATTGACTTAGCAATAGCATCAATACTCATTGTCCATAGATCCATTTTCTGAGACCCTAAACTAAACGATCCTACCCGTTCGTGCCCTAACAGAATAAAGTCAGTCAAAACACTCATAGCAATCCGTTGGTCGTAGCGCGTAATAACTTTATCCGTATCGAATTGTCTTGTTCCGCCCGAGGAAAGAAGTTCTAATTTGAACATTTCATTTCCGTTATCATCAAACATTAAGGGGAAGACAACACCTTCTTGTTCGTTTCTTTTTATATTTTGAACAATGTTTGTAATCGTGTCGAGCACAGTTTGCTGGGCAGCAGTTTTACCGCTTGATAAATATTCAGGAGGAACTTTGGCTACAGGCAGTCCTGCCAAGTCGCGTTCAATTCCAATTGCTTCGATCTCTTCTATTCTGCGTTTGTAATACCAAGGCCGAAATGAGTTTCGCAGTAACGAACGACCTTCGGGGTTATTTTTATTTACTGTTGTCCTGAAAAGTAAAGCCTTTTCAATTGGAATATCTCTAAAGCCGCCACCTGTAGGGTCCATTTGGCGCATGCCTTGTATGCCGCCTGTTTCGTCCATCATCCAGTTGTTCAAAGTTTCTTGAGAACGAATTGGCCATTTACGCCAACCTATTTTCCCATCTGAATACTTTGAGTTTCTTTGAGGATCTTTGTTATCTCCGCCTCGTATTTTGTAAACGATTTCGTGAAACGAGAACCCATAAACTAACATTGAAAGGATGGAGGCAAGTGTTTGGTCATACGAGTCAGACATGTCTTCTAAACAAGTGTCCACAAAATCTGCGAGTTCTTTAGCCTCAGGAGAATTGTCGTATGGATCAACGCGCCAATCTAGGCGAAGAATAACTTTTTCAATTGCATACAAAATTGAACCAATGACTGGATCGTTGTCCGCCATTTCCCTGTAAACAAGTAAGCCACGTCTGCCTCTTAAGGCTGTTAAAAACTCTTCATGTACGAATCCACCGGAACGGCGCAGACCCGTCGTTCCTAGTTCTGTTAAATCTGGTTTAGCCATGTGGTTCCTCTTGTCCGCGCCTCGACATCTTAGCGATTAAGGATAGTGCCTCGTCCGAAGTAAATCCCGCTTGAAGCATCGAAAGGTAGATTTCGTGGAGTCGGACTGCCGACGCCTCAAGCGGAGTTAGTCCTGTTTGATCCATATTAGGGAAGAATAACATTCAATTCCCTAACAAAAGATTAAAAGGGTGGGATGTCGTACTCCACGCCACTCGAGAATGGAGCCTTCACTTCAAAGGCTTCTGCCCTTCCCCAGCCACCGCCTACAGGTGTGCGTTCGGATCTTTGAATGTGTGCAACCGCTTTCGACAGACCAATAGCCACTTCTGTAGCCGTTACTTCCATCCTGGAACGTTTTTCTCCTGTTTTCTTATCATCCCAACTAACTGTGTATGCCTTTCCATAAACAATAACCTTATCTCCTTTTTGAAGCGACTCAGTTACGTTTTCAGCCATCCGATCCCAAGCAATTACGTTCCAGTAAGTTAAGTTTCTACTTTCCCATTCACCTTTATCGTTTTTATATCTTTCTGATGTTGCTACAGGAAACTTTGCACAAGCCTTGCCATTCGGTGTGAACTTTAGTTCAGGTTCAGCCGCTAGGTTTCCAATAATCGTCATCGTTTGACTCATTTTTTTCACTACCCTTCTTGCGTGTTGTTTGAGCGTTGCTCATCTTGTCAATTAAGGCCGATACCAGTTTGACGAATCTGTATGGCTCGATACCTTCTTTCTTTTGTATTACTTTTCTTTGTCTTTCGTCAGTTCCGCCCCAAATACCTTCAACATCTGTATGTAGAGCGAAGTCCCGACAAGCCGACTGTATAGCGCAGGTACGACAAAGGCTCTTAGCCAATTCGGTTATTTTTAAGAAGTTATTTGTTCGCTCTGGGAAAAATAACTCTGGATCGGATGTCGCACATGGTTCAAAACCCGTCGTCTGTGGGTACACAGGCGGCTCGTTCATTCACAATAATTTCGAAATCGCCGTGATTAAAACTAATCCTAGGAATACTCCAACAACTCCTGCTATGCCGGCAGCGGTGGGAGGAGCAGGGATCGGAAACTTAAGGATCGTGAAAAGTGCTCCAACTGCCATGCCCGTGATTAAACTAAAAAATATTTCCTTCATTTGTATCTCCCTTAAAATGTTCAGCGGTTACATACGCTTGTGCGTGCGAAAGTAGCCCGTTGACTCTCCATACAGGACCTTCTGGGTCTGCATGCGTACTAAACCAAACATTCCCTCCGCTGTCCATCCACTCGCAGGCTAAAACCCAAGAAGTTGCCATGGCGCCATTTTTATCGAGGAGGGCCGCTAAACCTTGTATCGCATCTCTCAACCTATTGAAGGCTAATTGCTCTTCATTACTAACATGTGGATCGGATTCTTTGTCCATGGCCCCCCTCTTAGTTCTAAGGGTATTACTTTTGTAGCAAGTTTAGGGTCTCTTCGATACTTTTTGTAGTCTCGCGGCTAAGAATTAAACAGATTGAGCATGGGTCTGATCCATAACGCCATGAGCCGCAGATACACCTACTGATCCTGTTATCGCTCTCTGACATTAACGCTCTAGTGTTTCTGCTAAAGCATCTAAAACTGCTCCTGCCATTAACTTATACTCATCTAAATGGGTTTCTTGTTGGGCTTGTGTTGATAAAAAACGAATGTGTTTAACGATTGCGCTTATTGCGGCTTCTGCTTCTTCAATGTAAAACAGTTGAATGGTTGGCGGTAGGTCTTCAAAACGCGGTAGTTCGGATTCGCCACCTGCATAATAATAAATACTTCTTGCTACATCTCTTGTTACTAATGGAAGCCCCATAGATTTATTTTACTCCTTTCTTCGCTGTTTCCCTTCTTGATTGTTGGAAATAATAAAAAGGGGGCGAGGTATATGCATCCAATCTAGCGGCTATCTTTAATGCCTCTTCCATATTCGCTCCGGCATGTAACGCGCCGACTGCAATATCACTTCCCGATCCAATTCCGTAATAACCTGTGGAATCGAGTCCTACAGAAAAATCATCACTAATTTCAAATACTTGACCGCCGATGGCAATTAGAAAACCAAACTTAGGTTCATTTTCATCATCCGTTATTTCACTCCATTTGTACTCGTTATCTTTGAATGCAAGTTTCATTGAAGGAACAACTGTACTGATTACATAATGATAAAGGTCATTCCAGTCATTACCTTTTGGAGTAGGCGGAACCCAAATGTGCTGAATGATGTCGCAAGCCGCTACTTCTCCGCTGCCGGCAATTATGTACGGACCGCGTTCAACAATCTTAGCCATTAACTGGTGGCGACTAATTCGGTTGCCAGAAGTTACTTGAGCGTCAGATCCAAACAAGACTTCGTTTCTTTTCTGAACGGCGATTATTGTTGTCATGGCTCACCAAGTTTAAGCACATTTCCCCATAATTCATGACGACTCGTTCAATCTCTATAAATCTATAAACTCAACCTTAGTTTAATACCATCGATTTAGTAGCCAGAAAGACTTTGCCGCACAGGGCGACCCATAACGACTTTCGATATAAGACAAACCCCATTCGATCTGTCCCCGTGGATCGGCAAGAAAGGCGTCCCGCTCGGCTTTACTATGGTTTGGCATATTGCGTTGTGGTATGCCATGGTCATTAGTGCGGCTCACCGCATCATATCTCCAGGCCGCCTCTTTACCCCAAACCCAGTTAAGGCAATTCCATTCCTTCTTAGCCCAGCCTCTTTTTCTTACTTCTTGTTTGGCTATTGTTCTAGCCGAGGCTGGAGTCATGCCTAGTTCTATTTGTAACGTTTTGATATCAATAGGCTTATAGGTGCCTTCAATTTGTATCACAGTTGGTTGTTCTTTTACATCTGCTAGTCCGTAACCTATTGGAGCAAACAGTAAAAAAATTATGAAATAATGTCCACGTTTAGTAAGTCTCACCATCTACCAATCGACGAAGTTCCCTTGCTTCTTCCTCAAAAAGTTCGACAAGGGCATCTAACCCGGCTCGTTCTAAACTTTTATCGGATTCAAGGTTGCGCTCGGCGAGCGACTTGCGCCATTTCTTTCCTCGATTAGCGAGTAAGTGAATAGCGTAGTTAGGAATAATCCCTTTCAATAATTGGACAGTTAATACTTTAGCAGACTCTTCGGAAATCAAAGGGAAGAAGGAGCGTATTTCTAGGATCGCTAAAGAGGTAACAGCGTGTGTTTGCCGTTCGTCTATGCCGAAAAGAGTTCCGTATTCAGCGTAGCAAGTTTGGCCTATTAAAAAATCACATGTCGGCGAGCCGCATAATGGACACGAAGGCTCTTTCCATTCGCTGATAGAGAATGATGTTGCCATCTTTCCTCCTTGGGAAGGTCAGACTTATATTTGGTTCAGTTTATCTTCTCTAATGTCATCAAATACTTCAACTTTCGCTATTTGATTAGCGCGTCGAAGTGCAGTACCTAGATAACTAGCACGATCCAGTTGAACATTAAATCGTTTCAGCGTTTCGTCTAGTTGATTTAGTACCAGCGGAGTTTCAGTTTTTAGGACTGCGACAAAAAGATGGTCTTTTTGATTCCATCCAATATGGCTGACTGAAACCACAGGACTGCTAAGGCGATGTAAAGTATCCACGCCGCTAGTTAGATCCAATGCCGGTATTACTGTTGTGGCATACAAGGTCATTAAAGCCTCCTTGGAAGTAAATCATAACAGCAGTTTTACAACCATAGTTTAGAAACTTAACCATCGGCGTGTCTTTATCCCCTGTTGTAGGCAGGGATATACACAGCCTCAACTGCCCCTCCAATTAAGTTACCGAGCCACTTCTCCGCCTCTTCCTTGGTATCGAAGGGTCCGTACATAACTTCGTGGTCGCCCACAGTTGTTCTAGTTACATAACCGCTTACTAACATGCCATCGATAATATTCATAATGGTTTAACCACCGTCCAGACTATTGCTTCGTTATTTTGTGGAGTCTTCCTGCGCCTGCCTGAATCTTTGATCCAGCCATCGTTCATAAGACTGTTGCGGATACTTGAGGCCGACTGGTGGAGCCATCCTGTTATCTGCTCAATCTCGTGGTCGCATAGCCCACGCTCTCCATGTTGTTGGATCAATTCAAAGACGCGCTTCCGCTTGGTTCCAGAGCGGGGTAAAACGCGCTGTGCGGCGATTTGAGAGGTCTTTGGACTCCGTCTGCCTATTCGTACCACGTTCTCGCTAATCGGCCTTCTCAAGAAGTTCTCCGCCCCTTCTAGCCGTAGCCTCAGACTGCCTGCGATTAGATCCGCACCATCTTTGTCCTCTGCCCATCGCCAACCGCCTTCATAGACCTGTCCATCTTGAAGTAGTGCATTTGTTGTCGCCCAGTCAATAGAGAACTTTTTATCGGTGTAGTCATATCTAACTACGAAGTGAAGTTCCTTCGGTGTTGAGAAGTTCAACATTGTTTGTTCGGTCATCTTCTTCCTCCTTGGGTTGAGGGTCTAAGTGCTCCCATGGACTGCCTTTCAGTCCTGGATAAACATAATCATTTGGTTCATAGATCGGGGCTATCCAAAGTTCTATCTGTTCATTGTAACGCCACCACAAAACAGGACATTCGTTCAAAATGCAGAATTCACCTCGCCAAACTTTCCCATAATTGTTCTGTCCTTGTTTCATTTCTCTTTGGATACCACATTCGCATTCACTTGCCTTGCTTACTTCTTGTGAGGTTAGTTGAGGGGCGTTAGTCATGGACTTCAACCACATCTGTTGGGAACCACTCATCCTTCTTCACAGCCTGCTCCTTTAATTCCTTAGCATTAGCCATTACCCATGAATACTTGTCATTCGTGTTTAACTTTTCAAAATATTCTGGCAAGGGTTCCTCTACTTTTACTGAGACAATGCGGTATCCGCCACGCCCAAAACTTATTTCAAACTCCGCCATTTTCGATCTCCTTCCGCCTTCTAAATGGTACGACTGATCCGTGACAATCTCCACAAAGCCTGCCGTACTGAGTTTCCGATGTTGTTTTCAATTGTTTACATCCTTCGCACATGCTCTGAATGACCTCGTACTCTTGCAACGCAGTTGGCTGAGGGGCACATTCTTTGATAACAACTGATTCAACTTTTGTTACTCCTTCCAGACCGTCTAAGAGTTCTAATATGTCATCATGTAGAACGCCACTTGGAGGCATTTCAATATCGAGTCCTACTTCCTTCATTCGCTCGTCGCTAATGCTAAAACGAATGAACGCCGTCGCCCGATAAATGTGATTCATCCAAGTCCAACAAACCTTGCAAAGACTTGGCATCTACCTTGTTCATCTGTATTACGCGCCGTTGCTTCAAAAGCGCCTTTAGGTCGAAACGCACTTATACGCCCAGTCCGAATTCGCGCTGCTGTCGTTTGGTGTCCCTTTTCAAGGATCAACGCCCATTCATGTGGACGCGCCATCAAC